GGCTTCTTTGACCGTATCCTCGGTGCGTTGAATGTCTCCGGCTGGCTCTATGGCCTCATTCAGGACGGCATTGTGGCCGGCGTGGGCGCGGTGCTGGGCTTTGTACCCCAAATTCTGGTGCTGTGCTTCCTACTGGCCATCCTGGAAGATGTGGGTTATATGGCCCGTGTGGCGTTCATTATGGACCGTCTCTTCCGCCGTTTCGGCCTGTCCGGCAAGAGTTTCATCCCTATGCTGGTGGCTACCGGCTGTGGCGTCCCCGGTATCATGGCCAGCCGTACCATTGAACAGGACCGTGACCGTAAGATGACCATCATGACCACCGGCTTTATCCCCTGTGGTGCGAAAATGCCCATTATCGGCCTGTTTGCCGGCGCGGTATTTGGCGAATCCCCCTGGGTTGCTACCTCCGCCTTCTTCATCGGCATTGCCGCTGTGGTGATCTCCGGCATCATGCTGAAAAAATTCAAAGCCTTTGCAGGGGAGCCCGCTCCCTTTGTCATGGAGCTGCCCGCCTACCATCTGCCCTCCATGGGCAATGTTCTCCGCGCCACTTGGGAGCGCGGCTGGAGTTTCATCAAGCGCGCCGGCACAGTGGTGCTGCTCAGCTCCATTGTCCTCTGGTTCCTCCAGGCTTATGGCTTTGTGGAAGGTGTATTCCAGGCCGTTGAGGACAACAATGACTCCCTTCTTGCCGTCATCGGCAACGCGCTTGCCTGGCTCTTCTATCCCCTGGGCTGGATGGGTGACATGGCCTGGAAGGCCACCGTTGCCACCATTACCGGCCTGATTGCAAAAGAAGAAGTGGTCAATACCTTTGGCGTCCTCTACAGTTATGCCGGTGAGATCGACCTTATGGACGACTCCAGCCCCATTTGGGCATTGGTTGCCGCCGACTTCGGCCCCATGCGTGCCTACAGCTTCATGATCTTCAACCTGCTGTGCGCTCCCTGCTTTGCGGCTATGGGCGCCATCAAGCGGGAGATGAACAATGCCAAGTGGACTTGGGGCGCCATCGGATATATGTGTGGCTTTGCCTATGTGGTTTCCGTTATCACCTTCCAGCTTGGCGGGCTGATTACCGGCGAGGCAAGCTTCAGTTTCTGGACGCTGGTGGCCCTGACTCTGCTGGCGGGCCTGCTTTACCTGCTCCTTCGCAAAGGCTATCAGCCTGAGCACGATACCCATCATCTTGAGGCCGCTGCGGCCGCTGCAAAGTAAGAGGACGATGCCATGCCTGCAATGATTGGTGACCTGATTGTCCTGGCGGCTTTGGCCCTTGTTGTGGGCCTGGCCATTCGCTCTCTGTTTAAAGCTCGGAAAAGCGGCGGCTCCTGCGGCGGGGACTGCTCTCGCTGCGGCAGCTGCTGCCAAAACAAACAGCAGACCTGATAATTAAAAACGCTCCGCGTTGTATCTCCCTAAAAACAGTATTGCAAACTCAGCCCCTTCCGCTTCCGGAAGGGGCTGAGTCCTGCTCTGTGATACAATAAACTGCCGCCGCAGCGAAAAAATAATTCTAATCGTTTTCTGCATCATGTACGGCGCAGAAAACGATTAGAATTATTTTGAAGAGAATAACTATAAAGATACCTATGCAAGTGTCTATGATGGAAAAGTACTGGTACTTGAGAAAATAGAAAAAGAAGCCTCCAGTTCAGCACTGGCTGCAAAATCTGTTGCAGACAAGTACCCTTCGGCTTCTTCGCATATCACTATATCAAAGTTCCTGAGCCTTGTCAATGAGGAGTACCAGAAGTATTTTCCGAAACCTACAACACATTGTAGTATCTTATCAGATAGTGTATTAAGGCATTATAACCAAGAGCGGCCAACGGAAGGGTATTATACTGAAAGCGCCCTCTATTCCCAGCGCGACTCCACCGCCGGCCTGACGGCAGAAGAGGCCCGGGAGCAGAGTAAGGCCTATACCCGGCTGGATATTGACCAGACGGATGTGGTGTATTCGGAAGACAGTGAAAAAAATTATGAAATAAAATATCCGCAGTTTACGGAAGAAGAATTGATAAACAACTCAATTCTCTTGCAAAAAATGCCGAGCGTAAAAACACTGACTGGCAATGAAATGGATAGCAAAGGCCGCAAGTTGTCTGATGCAGTCAAAAATTTTTTTGAATCCTTAGGACACAATGTATATACTGAACGTTTTGGCAATGTTTCGTTGAGCAATTCGAGTGTTAGGTCTGAACTAAGGCATGGTTTTACTCGCAACAAGATTACATCCTTCGCTGCTATCCCAGATGTAATGCAAAAAGGTGTTGTAATTTCAGCATTTAAAAAGAATCAAAATCTTGAAAGAATTGTAGTAGCTGCACCCATTGAGATTTCAAAGCAAAAGTTTTATATGGGGGTTATGCTCCAAAGGGATAACCAGTCTCAAAGGCTATATCTTCACGATGTGGTGATAGAAAAAGAGTCCACCGAATATGCCGCCGAACACCTGAACACGACAGGGCCATTGGCACGCAACGATGAACTCTACATCACCAATATACTCCTGGATGCTCTTTCTGTCAAGAATAATAAGACTATCAAAGACACCGGCGCAAGAGCGAATGATGGGGATATTCTGTTCTCTCTCCGCGATTCCACCGCTGGCCTGACGGCAGAAGAGGCCCGGGAGCAGAGCAAGGCTTATACCCGGCTGAAAGCAGAGAGGGCGGCACTACAGCGGCGGCTGGATTACTGGAAGGGCCAGAGCCAGAGAACCAAACAGGCCAGCATCCGAAAAGCTGATACTGACCGCTATGTGAATCAGCTGCTGAAACAGTGGGGCAGCAAGGCAGACAGGGCGGCCCTCCAGGCGGCCATGCAGGGGCTGGGCAATTACCTGGTTCGCAATAATGGGGAAAACCTGAGCTATGAGGAACTGCATAGGCAGGCCGCAGAGATTGCAGATGAAGTCCTGAGCGGCGTGGAAACTACGCTTGAAACCGGGTATGAGGATGTGGCAGATGAGCTTTTGAGCGATCTCAGGGACATGACCTTCCACATTCCGGCCCAATACCTGAAAGACCTTCCCGAAAACTTCCGAAAGGAATATAAAGGCAAACTGCACATTTCCACAGATAGGGGCACCGGAGTGGACGTTGCCTACCAAGAGCTTCAGGAGACTTATGGTTATGACCTGTTCCCGGCGGATATCATCAACCCGGCAGAGCAGATGATCATGATAGCGGAAGCTTACGAGCGTATGCGGCCGGAACTGGTTAACCCCTTTGAGCACAACATGAATGAAATGATCCTGAGCCTGGCCCATGATATCCTTGACACGATGCTGAGCGGGGACATCCGGCAGACGGCGCCCACCAGGGCGGACAAGGCCCAGGGAAAGCTGGAAGCCCAGAAAGCCAAGGACAGGGCCGCCCTTGACAGACTGCGGGCAGAAAAGAATGCCCGGATAGAAGCAATCAAACGGCAGGAAAGCCTGCGGCGGCAGGAGGCTGTGGCAAAGGAGCGTGCCCGGAAGTGGGCAAAGGTGGCATCGGTAAAAGCGCATTACCAGGAGATGCAGCGCCGAAGCAATGAGCGCCGCCGGGAGAGCGCCGCGGCCAGCAAGTACCGGGCGGGGATCATCCAGCATTATGAAACCCTGCAAAACCTGCTGATCCGCAACACGGATAAGGAGCATGTACCGGAGGCGCTGAGGGAGCCGCTGATCAATTTCCTGGACACCCTGGATATGCGCAGTCTGCAGCAGATCAAGGGCAAGGGTCCCACTCAGCGGGACACGCGGTACACGGAAAGACTCCGTGATCTGAAAGACATCCTTGAACGGCAGGCGGCCTACATGGAAAACCCCGAAAAAGTAGACGGCCTGGATATCTACCTGGATCTTCCCGATGGATTTTCAGAGGATATTCAACATCACATCAAATCTGTAGAAGCAATCCTTAACGGGCAGACAGATGTCAACTTTTCCGACCCGGTGGCGACGATGAACGCTGCCCAGCTGGAAGACCTGGAGCATATTCTCACCGTGCTCACCAGCTCCATCCAGAAGATCAACAGCTTTATCACGGAGAGCCATTATGGCAGTGTGGTGGAGGGCGCCAAGGACAGCATGGACTATCTGCGGGAGCTGGGGAAAGACAAGCCCCGTACCCGGGCGGGAAACAAAGCCAACCAGTTTATGGAGTGGAGCAATGCCCTGCCCTATTATGTGTTCAAGCGCTTTGGCCCTGCGGGCATGGAACGGTTTAAGGCCATTATAAAGGGCTGGGGTAAGATGGCATTCAACGCCCGCGAGAGCATGGAATACGCCGAGAAAACCTACACCGGAGAGGAGGCCAAGCGCTGGGAGGATACCACCCACAGCATCAAGCTCTCCAACGGCGAACTTGCCACCATGACAGAGGCGCAGATGATGAGCCTGTGGTGCCTTGCCCGGCGGAAACAGGGCCTGGGGCACCTGTTGGCCGGCGGCATGAGAGTGGGAGATATTGAAACCGGCGGCAGGCGGAAAAAGCAGCTCCAGCAGGTGGACGCCTACCATTTGACCCAGGACGACCTTGCTGTTATCGGCGGTATGCTGTCTCCCAGGCAGATAGAAGTTGCCGAAAAGCTCCAGAAGTTTATGAACACGGTGTGCGCCGAATGGGGCAATGAGATATCCATGGCCCGGTTTGGTTACCGGCAGTTCACAGAGGAAAACTATTTCCCCATCACCACTGACCGGAACAACCACCATGCCAATGACCCCCAGGCCCGGGAGACGGATATCTTCCGGCTGCTGAATATGGCGTTCAGCAAGGCCCTGACCCCCAATGCCAACAACAGTGTGGTCATTAATTCCATCTTTGATGTGTTTGCTGTCCACACGGCGGATATGGCAAAGTATAACGGCCTGGCCCTGCCGGTGCTGGACCTGATGAAGTGGTACAATTACAAGGACAAAAGCTACAAAGACGTAAGAGACAGCAGCGGGGAGACCCGGACGCAGATCACTTCAAACAGTGTGCAGGCCAGCCTGGAACGGACATTCGGCAAGCAGGCCCAGCGGTACTTCCTGAACTTTGTAAAGGACCTGAACGGCATCCGGGAGGGCGGCAGGAATGAGGAGTTTCTGAAAGGCGCACTGGGCAGGTACAAAGCGGCGGCAGTCGGCGCGAACCTCCGTGTGGCTATCCAGCAGCCCACCTCCATTGCCCGGGCGGCGATGATGCTCCCCCCTGAGCTGCTGGCAAAGGGTGCAGCCATGAAGGGCGGCATTCAGGAGGCTATGCAGCACAGCGGCCTTGCGGTTTGGAAGGACCTGGGATACTTTGACACCAACATTGCCCGGAACATGAGGGACCAGATCAAGCATACAGAGAGCCTGGCAGACAAGATAACAGACAAGTCCATGATCCTGGCAGAGTACGGAGACAAGGCCACCTGGGGTGCTATCTGGAACGCCTGTAAGCTGGAAGTTTCCCGCAAGCAGGGACTCAGGGGCGAGGAGCTGCTGGAAGCTACGGCAGACCGGTTTGACGAAGTCATTCTGGCCACCCAGGTTATTGACAGCACCATATCCCGCAGTGATATGATGCGCGGGCAGAATCTGGCAGTGTCCGAAGTGACAAGCTTTATGTCTGAACCCACAGTCACCTATAACATGCTGTTGGATGTTATGATGGAGTTCAATGCGGCCAAGCGGAGGGGCGGCCTTATCGACGCGAGGAAGCAGCTTGGTGCCAAGGCGCTGCGGGCGGGCGTGGTCTTTGTTGCAAATACGGCGCTCACCGCTATGGCTGCTGCCATCGTAGACGCCATGCGAGACGATGACGATTACCAGACCTATGTGGAAAAGTGGCTGGAGCATTTTTGGGATAACCTGAAAGACAATGCCAATCCGCTGAAACTGCTGCCCATTGTGTCAGACCTGTGGTCACTGTTTATGGAGAAAGAAGATCCCCAATCCATGCTATGGCAGCCCATGACACAGATACGAAATGCCGGGTCTTCTGCCATGGATATGGTGAAGCTGTGGTTTAACCCGGAGGCTGAGGTAAGCAACCCCAACCGCACTACCTGGGGCCGCTTGTATTACATCCTCCAGGGCATCAGCTCCGTTTCCGGGCTACCGGTGTCCGGTGGCTTCCGGGATATGAAGGCTGTGTGGAATACCTTTGGGCAGGTGTTCACCGGGAAAAAGCTCCCGATAAAGTTCTATGACAGCGGGATCAAGAACAATGTGAAATATGCCTTGCAGGACGGACATCTCACGGAGGAGGAAGCGGTGTCTATTCTGATAGACAGCGGCGAATATGATGACCCTGACGATGCGTACTGGAAGGCGCAGGAGTGGCTGCACGCCGAGGACAGCGAGTGGACAAGGTATGAGGAGCTATATGCCGCCATACGCGCCGGGGACACGAAGGCCTATACCACCGCGGTGGAGAACCTGGGCGACCACGGCATCAGCGCTGCCAGTGCCCGCACAGAGGCAAAGAACTACATTGAGCGGCGGTACACAAACGCTGACGGTCAGGGCCAGAAAATGGGGAAGAAAGCCTCCATTGCGGCACTGCAAAGCTTTGCCGGCCTTACTGAGCACGAGGCAATGTATCTGGTAGACGAGTGGACGTGTCAGGTGGTGACCCATATTGCCTATGCGGACATTGGGGCTGAATTTGTTGATGGAAACATCGATGGAAAAAGAGCCAGGGAACTGTACATTACTTATGGGCATATGACTGAGAAGGAAGCAAGCGATAAGCTGCTGAAACTGAGCATGGAGCGGGATACCGGATACCGGCTGGATTATCTGGACGAGGCGTATATTCATGGTGAAGTCAGCCGGGAACAGGCCATAAGCTGGCGGATGAAATATGCCGGGGACAGCAGAACGGATGCGGAGGGCTGGGTACGCCAGCGTGACGCCACAATTGAGGTAGGCGTAATCCCCGGCAGCAGCGACAATGGGTGGAAGCAGCAGTACATTGACGGAACGCTCACTGCCGATCAGATCATTGCGGGGATGATCGCTTACGATGGGCAGACCCCGGAGGACGCCGCAACCTATGCCCAGCAGTATGATTTCACCAAGGAGACCGGCTACAACTGGAGTGAGAGCAGCGGCGTTAGTAATGGCATCTTGGAGGCACTGCGGGACGAGAAAATCACCAGAGAAGAAGCTGTTGAGTGGTATAGAAAGGCGTCCCGGTATACCCACGGTTCCGAGGAGATTGCCAGGGAGTACCTTGAGGTCATAGACTGGCGTATAAATGTTCCTGGCGCGGATTCCATCAACCGGGATGCCCTGGAAAAGTGGCGGGACTATGGCTACCATATGAGCCGCGCAGGCCTTGGCAAGGAGGACTTTGCCGATGCCTGGAGTCTCTATCAGGCGGCAGAATCCCGATATGACGCAGAGGGGAACAAGACTGCGGAAAGGGCAGAGGTATTCTTTGATATGCTGTATGCGCTCTACACCGAGGGCATATATAGCATGAGGGAAATAGACGCGATATCCAGGACAATCTACAGCAAGAAGACCATACGTATGTATCGCGACTGGTAACACAAAAAATCCCGGAAAATTTCCGGGATTTTTTGTTTAGGGGGGGACCCACTTACACTTTTTCATGTGTTAGCCTGTATTCATGGGGTAAGCCACCTTACGGCTAATACATAATGGAGGCATCCTATGCAAAACATTTTTGAGAAGTTCGCCCTGCAATTCTTTGCCGACGGCGCATCCGGCGGAGACGGTGCAGGGGACGGAGCTTCCGCGGGCGTATCTGCTGCCGCCGCCGGGCAGCCATCGGGCGTAAACGCTGCCGACGCCGGGCAGAACAACCAGCACAAGACCTTGGAGGACTTGGGAGTACCCAAAGACAAAGCCGAAAAATACCGGGCGAAAAAAGGCAAAGGAACTTCGGCCAGCACAGCCGTAGAGGCGACAGCTGCGCCACAGGCAGACCATGCCGCTGTGCAGGAGGGAAGCGCCGAACCGCAGGCCGCCGCTGCTGAGGCTGCCGCATCCCCAGGCATTACCTGGGATGATGTGGTCAAAAACCCCGAGTTCAACCAAAAGATGCAGGAGGTTATCAGTGCCCGTGTCAGGCCGATACAGGCCAAGCTGGACAGCCTTTCCCCGGCGCTTGAAGTGTTGGGGAAAAAGTACGGCATTGACACAGCGGACATTTCCAAGCTTGATGTGAAAGCACTCTCCGATGCTGTGGTGGGCGACAGCTCATATTACGAGGACGCCGCTACTGAATTGGGCGTTGATCTGGAGACTGCAAAGACCATCAAAAATCTGGAACGCCGGGTTCAGCAAAGCGAGGCACAGGCCCAGCAGTCTATCCGGGAGACGATGATGCGCCAGCACTTTGAAAAGCTGAACACGGAAGCCGAAGCCCTGAAAAAAGAGCTGCCAGGCTTTGACTTGAAAACGGAGATGCAGAACCCGCAGTTTGTGCGTATGACCTCCCCAGAGGGAGGGCTTACTGTGGCCCAGGCGTTTCATGCCCTGCACTACAGGGAGATTGAACAGGCCAAGGCCCAGCAGGCCGCAAAAGACACTGCCCGGGCGCTCTCTAATTCTATCCAGTCAGGGCGGCAGATGCCCAGAGAGAATGGAACTGCCGGAAAAGCCGCAAGCAGCGTGACGCCTAAGCTGTACAGCCAGATGAACCCGGAGGAAAGAGCCGAGTACAAGAGGCGCCTGCAAATGGGCAGATAGGAGAAAGCACAGTCTTTCTCCTGATACTCTTTTCAAATGAAAGACTTTCATTTGAAAAAGCTGTGCCATAGGTACAGCGATACCGCGCTTTTGGCGCGTCATCCCGTCTCATGCAGACCCTCTACGCGCCCGTAGGCGCTATAAAAAGCTTTATTTTTAAACCTTTTTATGGGTGTCTAGTATGAAACAAAAACTTTTCAATAAGGAGAAAGAAAACAATGGAAAATATCAGATTTGATCTACAGTTCTTTGCCGATGCCGGTACACTGGTCAACGCCACCACCGGCTATGTAAACGCCTATACCGGGGCGGAGACTGCGTTTGATGCCAACAACACGCTCAGCCCGGAGCTAAAAGATTTCTATGACACGGAGCTGCTGGAAAATGCCCGTGTAGAGCTGTTCTACGCACAGTTTGCCAAGAAACAGCATCTGCCCGCAGGCCACGGCGGCAGCGTGGAGTGGCGCAAGTTCAATACCTTCAAGCGGGCTGGAAAGCTTCAGGAGGGCGTGATCCCGGAGGGGCAGAAGCTGGGTGTGACCAAGCTCACCGCTTCTATCGACCAGTATGGTACTTACACCGCCATCACCGACAAGCTGGAGCTGAGAGCTTATGATGACGTAATTCTGGGAGCAACAGAGGAGATGGGAGCATCTGCCGCAGAGACCCAGGAAGCCCTGATCCGCGATGCCCTGCTGATTGGCACAAACGTGCTCTACTGTGACAACATCAACAAAGACACTGGTGCAGTTATGGCGACACCCACCTCAGCCGCAACGATGGGCGCTGCGGATGCTGACGGCTGGAGTATGCTGACCCCGGCTATGGTCAACAAGGCGGTGACCATCATGAAGAAGAACCGTGTGCCCCGCATCAACGGACGCTACTACGCAGTGGTACACCCCTCCGTAGCCCATGACCTGCGGGAATCTGAGGGCTGGATTGAGGCCCATAAGTACGCTGCCCCCGAACAGATATTCAATGGGGAGATCGGTGAACTGCATGGGGTGCGCTTCATTGAGAACGTGTTTGCACCTGTTCTGGGCAACGATGATGACTACGTAAACAAGAGCGGCGGGCGTACTTATGCTACGTACTTCTTCGGCAAGGACAGCTTCGGCATCATCGACCCGGAGGGCGGCGCCCTGCAGATGATTGTCCATGATAAGGATGAAATTGGCGGCCCACTGAACCAGTTCAGCACCATTGGCTACAAGTTTGAGACCAACGGCGCCACCATCCTCTATCCTGAACGCATTCTGCGGGTGATGAGCTGTTCCAGCTTTAGCGCCACCGACGAGACCAACTGAAAACAACAGGCTCAGGGCAGTGTGACTGCCCTGAGCAAAAGACAAAAGGAGTTGAACATATGGCAGCAAAAACCAGTGCCGACACCACCGGCAGAGTAAAAATAAAGATTCCCAGGAGTAACGCAAAAGATGAGCAGGATGTGTTTGTAGGTGTCAACGGTGTGAACTACATCATTCCCAAAGGCAAGGAAGTATCTGTTCCGGATTTCGTGGCCAGAGAGATTGAGCGCAGTCAGGCCGCCCAGGAGAAGTTTTTTGACACCCAAGGCCGGCTTGTAGCAAAGAAAGAATAAGAACATAAGGGGATGCTGTTATGCAAATTGACGAAATTATTGCCAAGGTGGATAGCCTGGAACCAAACCAATATGATCAGGAGGCAAAAATATCCTGGCTCAGCCAACTGGACGGAAAAATCTTTGCTGAGATCATCCTTACTCATGACCGTATCCCCACACGTCTGCTTGGACATAGCTTTCGTGATCCAGACAGCGGCATGATTGTGTATAAACCCTATGAAAGCGGCAATGAACAGCTTATCGCTGGGCCGCCTTACGGGGAGGATATGTACTGCTATTATCTGGAGGCTATGATTGCCCTGAACAACATGGAGGCTGCCAAGTATAATCAGAAAATGCTAATGTATAACAACGCATACCAAGAGTATGCCAACTGGTACAACCGAACACACAGGCCACACCGGCACTGTGGCGGGAACCGGTTCCGATTCTAGGGGGGTATTGTATGCCGAGGCTTCCGTCTCTTAATGAGCAAAACACGCAACGGAGGGTGACCGATGTTTTCCAAGGCTACAATCACCGGCTCAAAATAGCTGACGGTGAGTTCTATGATACGCAGAACCTCACCACCAGCTATTACCCACTTCTGGCAAATCGGAAGAAGCGGGGTACGGTGCATCATTTTGTGGATTTTCAAGGCATGGCCTCCCTCAATGACAAGCTGGCCTATATAGATGACAAGGTGCTGTACTATGACGGGCTGGAAACGCCGGTAAGAGTGACAACGGGGGACAAACAGCTGGTGACCTTTGGTGCTTACATCTGCGTGTTTCCGGACTGTGTATATTACAACACGGTGGACAGCGCAGATTACGGCCCCATGGCTGCCAGACTCAGCCTTTCCGGGGTGGCCCTGGAATACCGGATGTGCAATGCGGATGGTGTTGAGTACGGCACGGCCACCAAAGCGGAGAGTGCCCCGGAGAGTCCTGCAGATGGACAGCTCTGGATTGACACCAAGTACAATAAGCTTTGCCAATGGAGCGTATCAACGACCACCTGGGTAAACCTTACTAACGTTTATACAAAAATCATTTTCCCTGAACTGCCGGAGGGCAGCCGTCCCTCAGATAAATTCAGGAAGCTTGATGGGGTGACGATAACGGGCAGCAGTATTGAAGGGGTCAACGGTTCAAAAATCTTATATTCCGTAGGGGAAAATTATGTTGTAGTCGTTGGAATTTTAGACAATGTTCTTACCCAGCCTGATGCCAACATCAGCATTTATCAGGTTGTGCCAAAGATGGATTTTGTCATCGAATGCCAGAACCGGCTTTGGGGCTGCTACTACGGAAAGAACGATACAGGAACCACCATCAATGAAATATATTGCTGTGCTCTGGGTGATTTTCGCAACTGGAACCGGTTTATGGGGATATCCACGGATTCCTATATTGCATCCGTGGGAACGGAAGGGCCATGGACAGGGGCAATCAACTATCTGGGATACCCAACATTCTTCAAGGAAAACTTTATTCACAGGGTTTCCGTATCTGCGGCCGGCGCCCACCAGATCATGGATACGCCGGCCAGGGGTGTGCAGAAGGGCAGCGCTAAGAGCTTGGCTATCATCAATGAGACCCTGTACTATAAGAGCCGTGAAGAGGTCTGTGCTTATCAGGGCGGCTTCCCCTCCGGCATTTCCCAAGCACTTGGGGACTTGAAATACGGCAGTGCTGTTGGCGGCGCTCTGGGAGATAAATATTATCTCTGCATGGCAGATGCCAGCGGCGCGTATAGCCTATTCGCTGTGGATGTGGCCAAAGGGCTGTGGATACGGGAGGACGATCTGCATTGCGAAGCCATGGTTCGCGCAAACGGGGAGCTGTATGCCGCCTCTGACAGTGTGCTCTATTCCATGACCGGGGCGGAGGGTGTGCTTGAAGGAAGCGTGCCCTGGTTTGCGGAAAGCGGCATTATGTACTATGAGTACCCGGACAAAAAGTACATCTCCCGTTATAATTTGCGGCTCAAAATGGAGAAAAATAGCCGGCTGAAAATATTCATTGAGTACGATTCAGATGGCACGTGGCTGCCCAGCGGGGAAATTTATTTTTCCGGAACCGGCACGGTGACAGTACCTATACGGCCCCGCCGCTGTGATCATATGCGGCTGAGGCTGGAGGGCCGGGGGATGTTCCGGCTGTTCTCCATGGCCAGGGTTCTGGAAGTAGGGAGTGATTACTGATGATATATGAATTCCCTCCAATGTTGACCGGGAGTGAGAGCCAACAGCTCAAAGAGCTTCGAGATTATCTTATCCGGCTTATAAACCAGCTTAATGAGGAAAGCCGCAGGCTCAAGGAGGAGCAAAGCAAATGATCAAATTTCTTGTGACTGGCCAACAGCTGAAAATTGTGACGCCGATTGTGGTTGCTGATACTCACAATTATCAGACTGCAGAGGCAGTATTTCGGGGCAGCGAATGGGAACCCTGCGCAAAGTGGGCGCATTTTACTAAGGACGACATGACCTATGATGTGCCTTTCCATAACGATTCCATATCTCAGGAGCAGGGCCTTGATCTGACTTCCGGAACGTGGCGGGTGTACCTGCACGGCAATATGTATGATGCAGAGACAGATACTGTTACCACCCGCATAAGCACCAGTACGGCGCTGCTGAAAGTGGAAAGCGCGGAAACGGAAAGCCCATTTCCTCCTGTCACGCCCACTTTTTCGGAGGTGTTGGCTTCCGAGGTAGAAAACGCGCTTGCTGTTGCTGAGGGTGTGAGGCAGGACGCCGCCGCAGGCGCTTTTGATGGTGCTACATTTACCCCCGCTGTCTCCGCTGCTGGTGAACTGTCTTGGAGTAATGACAAGGATATGCCAAATCCAAATCCGGTTAACATCCGAGGGGCGCCGGGTAAGGACGGCAGTGACTTCCGGATTTTAGGCTACTATGAAAGTCTTGACGAATTAATCTCCACTGTTACATCTCCTGCTTCCGGAGACGCCTATGGGGTGGGTGTCGAGCAGCCCTACGATATTTACATATATGATGACATAGGCAAACGCTGGATAAACAATGGGCCTGTACAGGGGGCCAAGGGAGACCCCGGCGAGGATGCCACCATTGTAATTGGGACGGTAACAACGGTAGAACACGGGCAGCCTGCTGCTGTGGAGAACACCGGCACCCCATCGGCAGCCGTTTTTAACTTTAAGATTCCCCAGGGCAAGACGCTGGTTAAAGGCGCGGATTATTGGACAGAAGCCGACATTAAGGCCATTGGCAACAGCATAACGCCGGGGATGATCGGCGCAGTAGCCGACCCGGGCGGGAAAGAATCCGGGCAATTCATGAAGTGGGATGGTGAAAGTTGGGTAGCTGCTACAGTTGAATCCGGTGTGTCCTCTGTTGACGAAAAGACCGGCGCTGTCAGGACGCGGCTGGTATTCGTTAACCAAACCATAGCTGCGGGGGCGTTTACTAAACAGAGCAATCCCACCTATGCGGATTTCCCCTATATTGCCAGCAAAGCGCTCAGCGGTGTTACTGCGAACATGATGGCATTGGTTGTGTTCAACAATGCTGATGTAGGCAGCGGGAACTACTCTCCTGTAGTTGAGACCTATTCCGGTGGAGTATATATCTATGCTCATGACGCCCCCAGCGGAGCGCTTAGCATTCCTGTAATCTTAGTTATCACGTAAGGGGGAGAGAATATGAAAGGCTTTACGAACAGCAGTGGGATTTTCCCAGGGGCGGTATCCCAGGTGTTGACGGCGACAATCGGCACGGAGTGGGCCGGCAGTGCGGCGCCCTTTACCCAGGAGGTGGCGCTGGAGGGGATATTGGCCGATGACCGGCCCATTGTGGACATTGTGCCTTCCGAGGATTATGCGGCGGCGGAAAAGGAGCTGGAGGCCTGGGCGGCGGTGTACAAAATTACCACGGCGGATGGGAGCATCACGGCCTATGCCACGGAGAAAACCGATACAGCGCTGAACATACAGATGGTG